ATGCTCACCACCGTTGTTATCGGCGCAGCTGCCGGACTGATCACCATCAAAGTCGCAGCCATTGCCGCAAAATACGCAGGCACATTACTGTCTGACGGCTGGTTGATTGCAAAAGCCGCGTTTGATTTTTTCCGACCGTCCGTTTTGGCCACGAACATTGCCCTGCTCAAGCAGAAGGCTGTGGCCATAGGCACCGCCGTGGTCACCAAGTCTGTAGCCATCGGGACAAAGGCATGGACTGCAGCCCAGTGGTTGCTCAATGCGGCCATGACAGCCAATCCCATAGGCCTTGTCATTGCTGGCGTGGCCGCATTGGCTGCGGGTGCATATTTCCTGGTCACAAAATGGGACAGCGTGAAGGCTTTTTTCACCGGCCTTTGGGATTGGTTTGGCAATATTGATCTTGCCGAGTCCGGGAAAAAATTGGTCATGACCTTTGTCAACGGTATCAAGGCCGTGGCCACAGCGCCGTTCAAAGCCGTGTCTGGGGTGCTTAGCAAGGTCCGCAAGCTACTCCCGTTTTCCGATGCCAAAGAAGGGCCTTTGTCCCAGCTCACGGAATCAGGTCGCAAGGTTTTATCCACCATGGGCAACGGAATAAAGCAGGCCGCGCCTGGAATGAAACAGACGGCGAGTGCCGCCCTTGAAGGCACTGCCGGAGCATTGACCGTCCAGCCCCCGGTATTAGGCGATGCAGTAGGAACCGCCCGCTACGAAATTAAGAACCCGGCTGCACCGGATCTTCCAGGCGTAGATGCCCGCGCTGCGTATAACCTGCAGCCCATCCAGCCCCCGGTATTAGGCGATGCAGTAGGAACCGCCCGCTACGAAATTAAGAACCCGGCTGCACCGGATCTTCCAGGCGTAGATGCCCGCGCTGCGTATAACCTGCAGCCCGTCCAGCCCCCGGCATCATCCGCCCCCCAGGCAAAAGGCATCAACATAAGCTTTTCCCCGACCATCAACCTGCCCCCCGGATCAGCCGACCAGCCGTCTGCCCTCGAATCTGGTCTGCGGGCCAGCGAAACCCGGTTGCGGGAGATGTTGGCTAAGATTCTGGGCGACGACAGGAGGCTATCATATGTCTGATACATACACCACGGCCCAGGGAGAGACATGGGATACCATCGCGGTGGCGGTGTGGGGATCTGAGCACCTATGCACCACGTTGCTGCAGGCAAATCCTGAATACAGAAACGTGCTTTATTTTTCCGCAGGAACTGTTCTTGAAATCCCGGACGTTGACACGTCGACCGTCTCCGACACCGCACCCCCTTGGGCAGACTAAGCCATGCGCAAAGCAACGCTGCAACTCACATACGACAACAAGGACATCAGCCAGGCTATCGCCTCCCGCGTGATCAGATGGTCTTACACCGATCATGCAGAGGGCAAGGCTGATGATCTCCAGATCACCCTGCACAACCGCAGCGAGATCTGGACAAGGTCGTGGTGGCCGAGCAAGGGCGCGACACTGAAGGCCAGTGTCGAATGTGAAGACTGGGATAGCCCAGGGGATACCATTACGCTCTCGTGCGGGACGTTCACCATTGATGAAATCGAATGCTCTGGCCCGCCCAATCAGGTGACCCTGAAGGCCGTGTCCTCACTGGTCACCACATCCATGCGGCGGGAGAAGAAGAGCAGGGCCTGGGAGAACACCACACTGCGGACGGTCGGTGCCCAGTTGGCAGCAGATCATGGAGTCCAGATTTTTTGGGAGGGAGACGACATCTCTTTTGCCCGGCTGGATCAACGCGAAGAGTCTGACCTGGCTTTCCTGCAGCGTGTCGCTAAGACCAACGGGCTATCGGTCAAAGTAGGGCATGGACGGATTATCCTCTACACCGGGAAGGTCCGGGAAGCATCCTCCCCGGTGTATACCGTTTCCAACGCCGGTGAGCCGCTATCTACATATTCATTTTCCACCACCGCCCATGATATCTATCGCGCCTGCAAGGTGAAGTATTGGGATGCGGCTACCAAGTCACAGATGGAGTATGTTTTTACTCCGGACAGTGCTCCTGATGTTGGTCAGACCTTACAGATAAACAAGCGGGTGGAATCTCTGGCAGAGGCCATGCGCACAGCAGAGACTCAGTTACGGGCAAAAAACAAGGCCGAGACCACAGCATCTCTCACCATGATGGGCCGCCCTGAACTTTTATCCGGGCTGGTATACACGGTTGAAGGATACGGAAGCTTTGATGGGAACTATCTCATCGAATCGGCTACTCACTCCGGGGACGGATCCGCAGGGTACACAACTTCAATCACGTCGCATCTTATATTGGGGTATTGATGATTCAGGAACTTGCAGACCGACTATCCGCCATCGAGGGCGTTGTATCGCAGATGATCAGGGTGGGGACAGTGTCCTCTGTCCTTCCGGAATCTGGCTTTGTGCGGGTTACATGCGGAGACGCAGACAATATCGTGTCCTACGAACTGCCCGTCCTGACCCCCAAGGCCCAGGACGACAAGGCGTACTGGATGCCTGATGTCGGCGAGCAGGTTGTATGCGTATTTCTCCCCAATGGCTTGGAATGCGGGTTTGTGGTCGGGGCCTTTTTCTCCGGTCCAGATACCCCGCCCGTGACAAGTAAGGACAAGCATCGCGTGATCTACAAGGACGGTACCTGGCTTGAATATGACCGCAGCAGCCATGCCATGAGCGGACATATCAAGGGCAGTGTAGACGCGCTAACCATAGACAAGGACGCAACCGTGGCCGTGGGCGGGTCTATCATCGCCAGCGCGGGGAAAGACGCGAACCTCACCGTAGGCATGTCAGCCACGGTCGGCGCCGGGAAAGACATCACGTTAAAGGCCCCAACGATAAACATGCTTGGAAATCTGGCATCCACTGGCTCCGGCGGAGGTGTGGGGACAGAAAACAAATCTGCAGACACAACGCAAGAGGGAAGCTATACGCTGACGGGAAACCTGACCGTCAACGGATCCATCACCGCAACCGGCAGTATCATGGACGGCGCCGGAAACTCTAATCATCACACCCACTAGGAAGGCGCGCAATGCTTGGCACATTCGGGGATGTTGTTTTCGAGGTGAGTTCAGATCACGTACGCACATGGTCAAAATTCGTTCGCCAGAAGAAGGCTACATATGCCGAACACAAAGTGTTGGCCGGGAGCCCGCTTCTTGAGCTGACAGGATACGAACTTGAATCGGTAGCCATTACCGTGCGCTTTGATATCGCACAGGGCCTGATCCCGGAAGACGAAATGGAGCGTCTGCGCAGGGTGCGTGACGACGCCATAGAGCTACCCTTGACTATATCCGGCAAACTGCTCGGGTATTATGTCCTCGAGGATGTATCGGAGGACTGGAAGCGCACCACCCCCAAAGGGGTTGTCACGTCGTCCGAAGTCAACCTCAAGCTGAAGGAATACATCCGTGGAAATTAATCTACTGCAAAGCCAGAATGTCGAGATCGGAGCAACCGGTACCGCAGAGATATATCAGAATATCAGGACGATATTGCTCACGAGAAAAGGCACAGTTCCGCTGGATCGGCAATTCGGCCTGGATGCAGACATCCTTGATACGGCAACCCCTCGAACCCGCGCGCTGTTGTCGGCAGAAGTATCCGCCGCCGTGGCCACGTATGAGCCCCGGGCGAGGGTGGAGTCGGTGGAGTTCACGGCCACCGCCGATGGTGTGCTGCAGCCCACTGTCAGGATCTCAATCATAGGGGAATCATAAATGAGTTTTGCAACTTTGCCAGATGTTACCTTTTGTGATGCGGATGCGTCAAAGATCGAAGCTGACGTCCTGAAAGGGTATGAAGATATTTCCGGGACCAAGCTCTACCCGGGGAACCCTGTCCGCCTGTTTTTGGAATCCCTGGCCTATGTGATTGCTCAGCAGCGGTTCAGCATCGACTGGTCCGCAAAGCAGAACCTGCTGGCCTATGCCTCCGGTGAGCATCTGGATCACTTGGGAATCCTGACGGACACGACTCGCCTCTCTGCGTCGTCGGCCATGGCCACCGTCCGGTTTTATTCATCGGGCGGACCCGGAGCGGTGTTCATCCCGGCAGGCACCCGGGTGAGCCCCGATGGCAAATTGCTTTTCGCTACAACCATCCATGGTCAGATCGACCCGGCAGCCGAATACGTAGATCTGCCGGTCGCGTGCACCACCCCGGGATCATCGGGCAACGGGTTTGTGGCCGGGCAGATATCGAAAATGGTGGATCCGGTGGCCGGGGTATCGGTTGTCTCGAATATCACCATGAGCCTCGGCGGAGCAGACATCGAGACCGACGATAATTTCCGGGAAAGAATCCGGCTTTCCGTCGGCGCCTATTCCGAGGCCGGACCACGGGAGGCCTACGTGTTCTGGGCCAAG